GACCGCGAAGACCTGGGCTGGGCCGTTAGCGAGGAGGTTCGCTCGCTCGCATATCAGCTACTCATCGATGAAGCCTTCCGCATGAAGGAGGTAATGGACCATGCCGCTTGAGTTGCGCCCCTCTGCCGCCTCGCGCTGGATCGCCTGCCCAGCCAGCGTGCGCCTGTCGCAAGGCATCCCCGACTCGCCATCAAGTGATGCGGCGCAAGCGGGCACGGCGATTCACGCGCTCGCCGAAGACTGCTACCTCTTCGACGAGGACCCGATGGAATACCTCGGCACCACAAAAGAAGGCGTCAAGCTCGCTCAGTGGCACTGCGAGATGGCACGCGACCACGTTGAGCAGATCCAGGAGGTCGAGGACTTCACCGGAAAGCACACCGTCAAGATTGAGGAGAAGGTCACCTACATCGAGACGCCAGAGGTCACGCTGCGCGGCACCGCCGACGTCATCGGCCTGGGCTGGGACGTCGATTGCCTTGTGATCTGCGACCTAAAGACCGGCGCCCAATACGTCAATGAGGACTCCGACCAGATGAAGATCTACGCGCTCGGGGCGATTAAGAAATACGGCCTAAGCCTCAAGCACATCGAGCTGCGCATCAATCAGCCTCGCACTGGCGGCCTGCGTATCCATTCGATGACACTCGAGGATCTGCGCAAGTGGGAGGACACCGTGCTGATGCCAGCCATCGACGCGGTAATTGATCCGAACTCGCAGCCTAAGCCATCAGAGAAGGCGTGCCAATACTGCCCAGCCAAGCTCACCTGCCCAGCGCAGGCCGCTGCTTTTGAGCTTGTGGCCGAGCAGGAGCCTGGCATCGTCACTATGAAGAAGGAGGACATCCCCGCAGTAATGCGGCGCCTCTCCGACGATCAGGTCAGCGATCTTCTGGACCGCGCACCCATCGTCGAGGCATTCGTGGACGCGCTCAGGAAACACGCCAAGGAGCGCATGGAGCAAGGGGGCGTCTTGCCAGGATGGCAGCTCGCCCCGAAGCGCGCCAGCCGTAAATGGATCAACGAAGATAAAGCTAAAGATGCACTTATCAACGCAGGTCTGTCTGTGGATAAGCTGTACATAACTGACTTCATATCGCCAGCAGAAGCAGAGAAACTGCTGGACAAAGAGCATCGGGGGATTCTTGAAGAGCTGACCAAGAAGGAAAGCTCGGGAACCACCATTGCAAGAGACGCAAGCCTGCGTCAATAATGCCCGTTCTGGGCCAACCTTAACCTCAAGAAAGCGAAACGCGAAATGCTTAATCTCTCATCTGGCGGCGGCGGCGGTAACTTTATCCGCTTCTCACCCGCAGCAAATGCCTGGACTAACTCGAATGGCGAGGAGATCCAGCTCAAGAAGGTCGTCTTCGACATAGACAACGTGCAGACCGGCTGGCTACAGCTCGGCGTCGGTGTCCGTGACTGGGCGCCTGATGTCGCAACTGGAAAGAAAGGCGCGCAGCCTTCACCAGACCACAAGCGCGGCTTCTCCGTGAAGTTCTACAACAAGCAGCTCGGCACCTGCGAGTGGAGCAGCAACGGAGTCGGTCCCAACATGGGACTCGAGCAGATTTATCTCAAGTGCGTCGAGGATCGTAAGTCGATCCCGATGAACGCATCTCTACTGCCCGTCATTGAGTACAAGGGTAGCAAGATGGAGAAGATCGGCAAAGGCACCACGCGCATCCCGCAGTTCGATGTAGTCGATTGGATTGCTCGGCCTGCTGGCATGGACGAGGGCGGCGGTGGCGTAGAGGAGGAGTACGCAGCACCTGCACCCTCACCTGCTCCAGCACCTGCCCGTGCGCCTGCGGCGAAGCCAGCAGCGCAGGCGGCAGCGGATGACGACGAGATGTTTTAACTCGAAGCGATAGGAGGAACCGGGGCTTAGGTCCCGGTTTTTTTGACTCTAAAAACGAAGGCTGCAAATGCAAGCTGAAGAAATTGCAAAAACACTAGGCAATGCCAAGCGAGTAAATGGTCAGTGGCTCGCATCCTGCCCGGTCCCAGGCCACGGCAGAGGCAACGGAGATAAGAACCCATCACTATCAATCAGCGACGGTGACGATGGAAGACCTCTCTTCCACTGTCACGGAGGCTGCGATCAGCACACCGTCTTCAACGTCATCCGCGAGCGCGGTCTGCTGCCAGAGCTGGAGCCTCGGCCCGAGCTCCTGTCTCGCATTCAGCCGCCAGCCATTACCAGGCAGCTCGAGCAGGAATGGTCCTACACCGACGAGGAAGGCGTGGTCCTCTTCATCAAGCAGCGGTATCGCACCACGGACTCGAAGGGTAAGGACTACAAGCTCATCAAGGTCGATGATGCAGGACGGCGGCACGCCACGATGGGCGATGCTCGGATCGTTCCGTATCGCCTGCCCGAGCTGCTCGATGCTGTTGGCAAGGGAAGGTTCGTCTACTTGACGGAAGGCGAGAAAGCCGCCGACGCGATCATCAGCCTGGGCTCGGTCGCCACTACATCGCACGCAGGATCAGGGCACTGGCCCGAGGCAATCACCCAATACTTTGCAGGCGCTAACGTCGTCATCCTTCCAGACAACGACGCGCCAGGATGGAAGTACGCAAAGAGGGCAGCAGCCAAGATCCTCCCGCTGGCGAAGTCGGTGCGCGTGGTTGACCTGGGCGGCGATGACCTGGGCGACGATGCCTACGAGTGGATCTACAAGCAAGGCAAGACGCGCCAAGACCTCGCCGATCTGGTCAAGGGGCAGGCTCCTTTGCAGAGCGAGTCAGAGGTCCAGGTGCCAGAGCGCCTGCGCGAGAAGCCGCAGGCCGAGGCGCCAGCAGCGCCAGAGTCAGCGGCGCCAGCTCCAATGGCGGCGATGACGGCGGGGAGCGCGAAGGACGCCAATAGCGAACCAGAAGTTTCTGAGACTGGTTCGCCATTAAAGAGAACCTTCAAGCTCGAAGCCTTCGACGATATCGAGGACGAGCCGGTCGAGTGGCTGATCCATAAAGTGATCCCGAAGAAGGGGTTCTGTGCTCTTTATGGGCCGCCAGGATCATTCAAGAGCTTCATCGCGCTGGATCTGGCGGCGTCCATTGCAAGGGCAGCCGAATGGTTCGGCCAGGCCGCCACGCCCACGGTTAATGGTGCAGTTGTCTACATCGCGGGCGAGGGCCACGGCGGCATCGGGGCCAGGATCAAAGCCTGCCGCATCCACCACAACCTGCCAGAAGGAACGCCGATCTACTTCCTGCGCCACCAGATCAACCTGCGGTCAAGCCTCGAGGACTTCTCAAGCCTCATCTTCGCGGTCAGGGGTCTGGTCCAGGAGCTTGCCATCAAGATAGATCTCATCGTCATCGACACGCTGGCGCGGGCCTTCGGCGGTGGAAATGAGAATTCCAGTGAGGATATGGGCGCCTTCATCACGGCCTGCGGGCACCTCCAAGGTGAGTTTGATTCAGCTCTGATGGTCATCCACCACAGCGGCAAGGACGCGGCAAAGGGTCTGCGGGGTCACTCTTCGCTGCTCGGAGCCGTGGATACGGAGCTCGAGCTGCTGCGTTTTGACGATCAACCGCGTGGTGTTTTGACCGTCAGCAAGCAAAAGGATGGCGAGGACGGTCTGCGATTCGGGTTCGAGATGGTCGAGGTAGAGATAGATCAGGACCGCGAGGGAAGCCTAAGCCTTGACGAACCGCGCAAGTCGCTGGCCGTCAGTCCGAGCGATGAAGCTCTAAAAAGTAGAGCAGATGAGGCGCGGAAAGTGGGGCTGGATCGCACCGGAAAGGGTAAGAAGCAGGCGATTGCGGTGGATGCCTTGAAGGATGTAATTAGTACTAAAGGAGTACATTGGAAGGTTTCAATGGGTGTTAGAAGGTGTGTAAAAGTAGAGCAATGGAGGGATGCTTTTGCTCAAAAAATGGGCAGTGACGAGGCCGGAACTGGTGCTTTCAGGTCTGCTTGGAAGCGAGTAAGAAGCGATCAGGGTAGGCCGCCAGCAGTTTGTATTGAAGGTGAATGGGTATGGATAGAAGAACAGAAAGAGCAGAAGTCGGAAGAGTTTTAGGCCGTGACGAATGGTCGAATCGTGTGACGAATCGTGACGATTCGACCAGCAGGGAAGGGCGTGACGAATCGTCACAAGGTTATACCTGTGACGATTCGACCACCCAGATTCGACCGTTTCGTGTCTTGTGAATGACTACTAACTTGTTTGAGGTTTTTCGTGGCAACAAAAAACAAAAAAGTGCAGCAGAAGAAGGGTCGGGTGCCAAGTCCTGGCGGGCTGTCTTATCCAGCGTCCGAGTTCGACAGGTTCAAGGAAGCGAAGCTGGTGGAACTGGATCGGTTTCGCGCTGAACATGAAGCGAAATGGGGGATTGGAAGAATTAGTACTTTAGTACCTACAGAGTTTCGGGAGAAGTTTTACGCGCAGTCGGAGAGGGTCTGGGCTGCGCAGAACAGTCAGGATGTGTCGCGGATGGCGGCGGCGTGCGACGGCATGATCCGGGCCTACAAAGCGATGGATGCCTGGGCGATTGCCGAAGGCATTGAGCCCATCACGAAGGTCCATGCAATTGAAGCGGATACCCATCTCGGGATCATGGTCATAGTCAACGATGAGGCTGACGCGGTTCAGTATCAAGCACTGCGCCAGGATGTGCGTCAGGTCTGGACGGTTGCCGAGATCGTTGAGCTGGTCAAGGCAGGGATCGGACAGGCGATCTGGGAGATGAAGGAGCAACTGCCAGTTCGCGGGACTGTTGTTGCGGTGCAGCAGGATTCGGCAGCGCGTTCGGCAGATTCGGCAGAAGGGTTCTGCAACAGCGCAGGCGATGGCAAAAAGGCCGCTGGCGAAGCAGTGGGCCGCGATGAAGACCGCAAGCGGCCATTGGCGAAGCCGGTGGCCTCGGGCGGGGGATCGGGATTCGAGGACCTGGAGAACGATCTGGACCTTGATGAAGCGGTCGATCTGCCTAAAATGTGGAACGCGCCTCCTGAGGCGAAAAAGCGCTGAGTACGATGCTCGGTATGTCTAAACCCAAAATAATCGCTTGGAGGCCGTTTTAAGATGCCTGGAAGGCCAAAATACAGATCAGACCTTGAGGCGCTGCAAGCAATCCCAGAAGACATGATCTGGTCGTTGCTTGAGCAGGGTCGAACAATCACGCAAGTCTGCTACGAGATTGGCGTCGGAAAGAAGGCGCTTCAGGACTGGCTGAACGAGGTCGATCCTGATGACTCTAAAATAACGCGCGCGCGTGCGAAAGCCGCAACGAACTATGCGATGCAGGCTCTGGAGATCGCAGACAGCTCCGAGCCTGAGCAGGCGGCGAAGGCGCGCTTGCAGATCCAGACGCGCCAGTGGATCGCCGAACGCTGGGATCGCAAGACGTACGGCACGCAAAGCGGCCCGCAGATCACGCTGAACGTCACCGACCTGCGCCTGAGCGCGCTGCGTCACGCCGAGGTCGTCGAGGACTTATCCACAGACGCGGTGCCAAAGTTATCCACAAATTGACGTTTCGCGCATGGCGCTGCCCATAAAAGCAGCAAAACAGCGGTCTGGCACGCTCTGCGACTTAACATAATAGCTATCGTGCGAAGTGTTTTCTGTAAGCTGCGCGTAAGTAATGAATGAAATCAAGGACTTACAAGCAGTCCACAGAATCCGCAGATGCGCGAATTTGTCCACAGCGCCGCGAGCGCCAGGCCGACGCGGGGCAGCGGACTCTGCCAGCGGACGGCGCGGACACCCCCCCCGGTCGGCGAACGGCGGGGGCGGGCGACGGCGGCGCCGAACACCTACCGAATTCACATATCGCATAAAAACCGCGCCATAATCGCGCAGGAATCACGCATCCCCACCCCCCTATCCCCCATCACGTTAAACCGTGCCCGCCAAAAAAAATTTAGAAGTTCCGCTGGAGCAAAACCCGTTTGTCGAGTTCGTCAATCGGTATCGCAAGAACCCGGTGCTTTTTGTCCGCGAGGTGCTAGGCACCACGCCGGACCAGTGGCAGGTGGAGTTTCTCAATCACATCGCGGCTGGCAACCGACGCATCAGCGTGCGTAGCGGCCACGGTGTGGGCAAGTCCACTGCGGCGGCTTGGGCGATGCTGTGGTATCTGTTCCTGCGCTTCCCGGTGAAGATTGTGGTTACGGCACCGACGAGCAGCCAGCTTTATGACGCGCTCTTCGCGGAGGTGAAGAGGTGGGTGAAGGTGTTGCCTGCGACGCTGCAGGAGCAGCTCGAGGTCAAGCAGGACAGGATTGAGATCAAGGACGCGAACAACGAGGCGTTTATATCGGCGAGAACGAGCCGCGCCGAGCAGCCCGAGGCCCTCCAGGGCGTGCACAGCGATAACGTGATGCTGGTGGCCGATGAGGCCAGCGGTATACCGGAGCAGGTATTCGAGGCCGCAGCGGGCTCTATGTCTGGGCACGCGGCGGTGACATTGCTGCTTGGTAACCCGGTCAGGAGTAGCGGGTTCTTCTTTGACACGCATAACCGTTTGTCTGGTGACTGGGTGACGATGAAGGTGAGCTGCGAGGACTCGCCGAGGGTGAGCGCGGCCTACATTGAGGAGATGAAGAGTCGTTACGGCGAGGAGAGCAATGCTTACAGGATTCGGGTCCTGGGCGAGTTTCCGAGGAGTGACGACGATACGGTGATCCCGATGGAGTTGCTCGAGATGGCGATGGCGCGGGATGTGACACCGAGCGCGCACGCGCCCATCGTGTGGGGGTTGGATGTGGCGAGGTTTGGAAGTGACCGCAGTGCCTTGTGCAAGAGGCAGGGTAATGCGGTATTGGAGCCGATCAAGACCTGGAAGAATCTGGACCTGATGCAATTGACGGGTGCCGTCGTGGCCGAGTACGAGGTGCTTATGCCGAGCCAGCGCCCCCGCGAGATCTTGGTGGACTCGATTGGTTTGGGCGCGGGCGTGGTGGATCGGCTGCGGGAGCTGGGCCTACCGGCGCGCGGGATCAATGTGTCGGAATCGCCTGCGATGGGCACGACCTACAGGAACCTGAAGGCTGAGTTATGGCACAAGGCCAAGGCGTGGCTTGAGGCGCGGGATTGCTGGCTGCCTAAGGATGAGTTACTAGTGGCCGAGCTGGCGACGGTGAGGTATAGCTTCACCAGCAGCGGGAAGATTCAGATTGAGGGTAAGGACGAGATCAGGAAGCGTGGCCTGGCCTCGCCTGACAGGGCTGATGCGTTTTGTCTGACATTTGCGAGCGATGCGGTGGTAGGTGCGTATGGATCGAGCATGGCGAGCAAGTGGAGTCAGCCTTTACGGAGAAATATTCCGCGTGTAGCATGACGACATTTAAGGAGTAACCCTATGAAAATGACTAAGGCCGAGAAGAAGATTGGCAAGGTGATGCGCGAGTACAAGTCTGGCAAGCTGCACTCGGGTGCTGGCGGCAAGGTGGTGAAGAACCCGAAGCAGGCTATTGCGATTGCTTTGTCCGAGGCCGGTAAGTCCAAACCGATGAAGCGAGGCAAATGATGGCTGAAATGATGGAGCGCGAGCCGATGTCCTGCCCGATGGCGACGCAGGACATTACGCTGAATCTGAAGAACCGTGGCAAGGCTATCGATGCCGCGAACTATGGTCCAGAGAATCCTAAGCTGCCGAACACGGGTTATTGGCGTGAGATGGCGAGCAAATGGGATGTGACGCCTGCCGAGGCGAAGATGTCGCGGTGCGGTAACTGCGCCGCGTTCAACCGCAGCGAGGAGATGGTGCAGTGCATTGCCAAGGGTTTAGGCCCTGAGGGTGATCCCTGGGCGACGATTGAGGCTGGCGATCTGGGGTATTGCGAGATATTTGACTTCAAGTGCGCGTCCTCGAGGACCTGCGAGGCGTGGATCGCCAAGGAGGAAGACGAGGAGGAAGAGGGCGAAGAAGAGGGCGAAGAGGAAGAGTACGGCAAGGCCGAGATGGAGGGCGATGAGTATGAAGACTAAGCCTGCTGGTTTGTATGCAAACATTCACGCCAAGCGCGAGCGCATCAAGGCTGGCTCTGGCGAGAAGATGAGAAAGCCTGGCACCCCCGGCGCGCCTACGGCCAAGTCGTTCCGACTGGCGGCCAAGAGCGCGAAAGGTGCGAAGAAGAAATGAAGGCTGCGATAGCGGTTGCCAGCGTCAAGGGCAGGTGCTTGCCTGTGATGCTGGCGAGCTGCCGCGAGTATGCGTGGATGAGTAAGGTGTATCTTCGCACGCCCATTGATGCTCCGCGCCGCGATGTGTATCGGCAACTGCGTGGCGTGCCGCGCAGCTTCGGTGAGGACTATAACGAGATCATCGACGAGGTGTTTGCCGATGGCAACGATTACGCCATTGTGGCGAACGATGATGTGGTCCTGACGCCGACGAGCGTGGAGCTGTTGATTGAGGATTACAAGACGGTCGAGGCTGAATACGGCGACCGAGTGGGCTGGGTGTGCTCGAGGTGCGACGCGGCGCGGCCTTTGCAGAATGTAAGGAGCAATCCTTACGATGAGCAGGTGGAGTATTTCCGCTATCCGTGGGAGTCGTGCATTTTGCAAATGGATGTGATTTCGCCTATATTTGGCATCATCTCACGGCGGGTTTGGGAGGAGGCGAGGTTTCCTCCTTTAAATTGGTATTCGGATGATGTGCATTGCATGGACCTGTCGTCCAAGGGATACAAACACTTTTTATCACGGTCTTATGTGCATCATGTGGGCTCGGACACGACGGGCATGGACGGCGAGAAGCTGACCCTTGCCTCGGTGCCCTGGATACGAGCAAATCGGCCGCAGTACGCGGCCAAGTGGTTTGGGGTTGAGCAATGACGATCAAGCGTGGCGCCGAGACTTTTAGCGGGTACAACAAGCCCAAGAAGACGCCTTCACACCCGACAAAGAGTCATGCGGTGCTGGCGAAGTCTGGTGAGCAGGTAAAGCTGATTCGGTTCGGCCAGCAGGGTGTCAGCGGCTCGCCTGAGGGATCAAAGCGTAACGAGGCTTTTAAGGCGCGGCACGCGAAGAACATTGCCAAGGGCAAGATGTCTGCGGCTTACTGGGCAGATCGTGTTAAGTGGAAATAAAACAAAATGGTAGTAAAATCTCAGCAAGGAGATTTTTATGCCAAATGGAAATTTAAAGCACGAAGTTCAGTGCCCTAAATGTGGTGAATTTCGTATGGCTAGATCTGATGTGATTGCGCAACTAAATAGGGCTGGAAAGCCTTTGATTTGTAAGTCCTGTCACAACAGGATGAGATTTCAGGATAAAAGTCACCCGAGGAAGGGCACTGGTGTTGCAAATGATCCTGATCTTCTTAAGACCAGATCAAGCTACTACAAAGCTAAACGGAGATGTCAGTTGGGAAGCCAACATCATCCTTGTTACGAAAATGTTGAGTTCAGGTTTGAGTCGCTGCAAGAGTTGATTGATTGCATTGGGGTCAGACCAGATGGAAAATCCATTGATCGGATTGATCCATTGGGGCATTACGAGCCTGGCAATGTTCGATGGGCAACGATGCAAGAACAAGTGGCTAACAGGTTGCCTAGAAATTATTGGCGCCAACAAAGTGAAATGGTGAAATCATGAACATGAACGACCTTCCCCTGACCATTGACATCGCGGCTCCTGAGCCGATGGACGATGCCGAGCTGGAGGCCATTGTTAACGGCGAGCTGCAGGACGCGGTGTCCTACATTGATTCGGACATTTCTCCGATCCGCGCCAAGGGGACCGAGTATTACCGTGGCGATCCGTTCGGCAACGAGGAGGACGGTCGCTCGCAGGTCGTGGCGATGGAGGTGCGCGACACGGTTTCGGCCATGATGCCGAGCCTGATGAAGGTGTTCTTCTCCAGCGAGAACGTCGTCGAGTATGTCCCTCGCGGGCCGGAGGACGAAGCCGGTGCCCAGCAGGCCACTGACTACGCCAATCTAGTGTTTTCCTCCGACAACAACGGGTTTATGCAGTCCTATGCCATCTTTAAGGATGCATTGGTGCGCAAGTGCGGGATTGCGAAATACTGGTGGGAGGAGACTGAGGAGGTACGGATTGAGGAGTATTCGGGTCTGGAAGACGAGACGTTGCAGATGCTGATGCAGGAGGATGCCAAGGTCACGATTGTGATGTCATACCCTGACCCTGCCATCTCGCAGGAGCAGGTGGCGATGATTCAGGAGCAGGCCGCGATGGCTGGCGTTGAGGCTCCTGCCATGCCGATGCTGCACGATGTGCAGGTCAAGCGCGTCCTGAAGGATGGACGCATTCGCATCATGGCAGTGCCGCCAGAGGAGCTGATTATTGATCGCCGCGCTCGGTCGTTCGAGGACGCCGGGATCATTGCTCACCGCCAGATGCTGACCGTGGGTAAGCTCATCGAGATGGGCTACGACCTGGAGGAGATTGAGCCTAACCTGTCTTCGGCTGATCTGGAGACGAACGACGAATATCTGGCGCGCCAGCCCTTATCCACGGGCCTTGGCGCTAACGATTCGATGAACCCGATGCAGAGGAGCCTATTGTATGTAGAGGCTTACCTGCGCGTGGACTATGACGGCGACGGTCTGCCTGAGCTACGCAAGATCTGCTGCATGGGTAGCGGCTACAAGATGGTGAGGAATCTGCCTGCCTCTTATATTCCGTTCGTTGACTTCCCGTTTGATCCTGAGCCGCACACCTCGCCGATTGAGGCGATGAGTGTGTTCGACATTACGCACGACATCCAGGAGATCAAGTCGCAGGTGCTGCGCAATACGCTGGACTCGCTGGCGCAGTCGATCCACCCCCGCACTGCTGTGGTCGAGGGGCAGGTCAACATTGACGATGTGCTGAACAACGAGACTGGCGCTGTGATTCGTATGCGTGCGCCCGGCATGGTTCAGCCTTTGGCGCAGCCCTTCGTGGGCCAGGCTGGGTATTCGATGCTTGAGTACATGGACCAGCTCAAGGAGGACCGCACCGGCATGAGCAAGGCCGCGATGGGTCTGAATGCTGATGCATTGCAGTCGAGCACCAAGGCTGCTGTGGCGGCCACGATCAGCGCCTCGCAGTCGCGCCTTGAGCTTACGGCCAGGATACTCGCGGAGGGTATGAAGAAGCTCTTTAAGGGTATCCTGTTCCTGCTGACCACGCATCAGGACAAGCCTCGCATGGTGCGCCTGCGCAATCAGTGGGTGCAGATTGACCCGCGTGCCTGGGATGCCTCGATGGATGTGGCGGTGAACATTGGTCTGGGCAACGGCGACACCAATGATCGCATTCAGACCTTGATGATGGTGCTGCAAAAGCAAGAGCAGATCATGGGTCAGTTTGGTCTGGATAACCCTGTCGTGACTCCGCAGATGTACACCCGCACGCTGCAGAAGATTGTCGAGCTCTCTGGCATGAAGGACGCATCGCAGTATTTCCAGATGATCCCGCCTGACTTCCAGATCCCGCAGACCCCGCCCAAGCCGACGCCAGAGGAGGTGCTCGCGCAGGTTCAGGCCGAGTCTATTCAGGCTGACATCCAGAAGAAGGCTGCCGAGCTTGAGCTCAAGCGCCAGCAGATGATGCGCGATGATGACTATCGCCGCGATCAGATGGCGCAAGACTTCCTGTTGAAAAAATACGAATTGGAACTAAAGTATGGCACCCAGATCAGCAATGCCGAACTAATGGCAGCGCAGAATCTGGACCGCGAGGCAATGCGCCAGCAGACTGCACTTGTGCAATCTGCGGTGCAGGCAGCTCAGGCGCAGCCGCAGGCTGTACCTGTCCCCATCAACCTTAACGGAATGGCTCAATGAGTAATGAAGAGGAAGACGTAAAGAGAGGAAAAAAGGCGCAGCAACTACTGGAGGACGAGACTCTAGTGGCTGCGCTTGCGAAGTTGGAGAACGATCAACTCTGGGTGTTCAAGAGTACGCGAGCAGACGAGACGGCCAAGCGCGAACAGTGCTGGTCGATGCTCCGAGCGATTGAGAATCTGCGTACAGAGCTCACAAAGGTGATCGATAACGGCAAGGTGGCGCAGCGCGCCATTGAGCGTGTTCAAAAGAAATAAGGAATCAAACCAATGAATGCACCGACGCCACAGGCAAGTGCGCCATCTGGCCCCCTAAATATGGACCAAGCGGTCCAAGCACTCGCAGCAATACTGCCTGAAGAAGGACAACAGGACGGCGGCGAGACGCAGGAACCACCTACCGAAGAAGAGGAGGTGGTCGCGGCATCTGAGGACGAAACCGAGAGCGTTGCAGACGAGCTCGAGGATGAATCTTCTGATGAACAGTCAGAGTCTGAAGAAGACACCCAGGAGGACGAAAAGCCCAAGGTCTTCACCGTCAAGATTGACGGTAAGGAGGTTGAGGTCACTTTGGACGAACTCCAGAAGGGCTATTCAAGGACTCAAGACTACACCCGAAAGACGCAGCAGGTCGCGGAAATGCGCAAGCAGACCGAGGCCGAGTTAACTGCCATTCGGGCCGAGCGCGAGCAATATGCTCAATTGTTGGGTGCGTTAAGTGAGCAAGTGAAAGCGGCTGCCGAGCCTAAGATCGACTGGGATCGCCTCTACCAAGAGGACCCCATTGAATACGTCCGGCAGCGTGAGGTGATGCGTGAGAATCGGGAAAAGGCTGCGGCTATTCAGGCCGAACAGCAGCGGCTGGCCGAGATCTCGCAGCAAGAGCAGATGAAGGAGATGCAGGCTCATAAGGCCAAAGAATCTCAGGCTCTGCTTGAAGCTATCCCTTCATGGAAGGACCCTGCCAAGGCCAAGGCAGAAAAGGCCATGCTGATCGAATTCGGTCAGAAGATGGGATTCACCAGCGAAGAACTTGGCAATATCTTCGATCATCGGGTGGTTTTGGCGCTCCGCAAGGCGGCGCTTTATGACCAGATGCAGGCCAAGCGCCAAGGCATCAAGCCGGTGACCAACAACGGACCAAAACCTGCCAAGCCTGGAGCAGCAGGTCGAGTGTCACAGATGAGCGATGCGGCTCGCGCAAAACAGCGTCTTGCAAAAACTGGTCGCGTCGATGACGCGGCTTCCGCAATTGAACTTCTATTGAGGTGAAAAAATGGCTATCGTGACCAATACGTTCACGACCTACTCTGCAAAGGGTATTCGTGAAGACCTGAGCAATGTGATTACCAACATTGCACCGGAGGAAACTCCGTTCATGAGCAACATCGGTAAAGAGAATGTGTCCAACACTCTGTATGAGTGGCAGACCGACACTCTGGCCGCTGCTGCTGCTAACGCCCAGCTCGAGGGCGATGACGTCACTTCGTTCGACTCAGTGACCGCTACCGTTCGCTTGCAGAACTATGCGCAGATCTCGCGTAAGACGATCATCTTGTCCAACACCGAAGAGGTGGTGAACAAGGCTGGCCGTCGTTCCGAGGTGGCGTATCAGATCGCCAAGCGTTCGGCCGAGTTGAAGCGTGACCAAGAGTTTGCGATGCTGAATAACGCTGGCACCACCAGCGGCAGCACCACCGCAGCTCGCACGACCGCTTCTCTGCAAGCCTTCATCAAGACTAACGTCGATTTCGACACCACCAACGGCGCGAACCCGACTTATACGACCCTGCCCACGCTGGGACGTACTGACGGCACCGTGCGCACCTTCACCGAAACCATTCTCAAGAATGTGATTCAGAAGGTGTGGACTCAGGGTGGCACTCCGAAGATTCTGATGACTGGCCCGATCAACAAGCAGCGCGTGTCCGGCTTTGCTGGCATCGCTTCTTCGCGGTTCAACATCGACGGCGGTGCGCGTCCTGCCACCATCATCGGTGCGGCTGATATTTATGTGTCGGACTTCGGCAACGTGCAAGTGGTTCCCAACCGCTTCCAGCGTGAGCGTGACGCCTTCGTGATCGATCCCGATTACGCGAAGATGGTTGTGCTGCGTCCGTACCAGCAGGTTGAACTCGCCAAGACCGGCGACGCTGAAAAGCGTATGCTGATCGTCGAGTGGGGCCTGAAGGTTCTCGCAGAAAACGCACACGGTCTGGCCGCAGACTTGGTGACTTCTTGATGTAAAGAAGGGGAGGGGCCGGAGCAATCCGGTCCCTTTTAACATGACAGACAAAAAACTATTTGATGTGAACCCAGATCTCGGGATCACCCGCACATGGCACTATGACGCAGAAAAAGATGAGGCGACCATCCAGACGCAGCAGGATGTGACCGCGATCATTGAGGAGAACAAGGACGAATTCAATCAGGTCGATGAGCGCGCTCGCTGGGGCGAGTGGTCGCGTGTCGCATCTATCCCGCTGAGTCTGTATTACCAGATGAAGGCCGAGGGCAAACTCGACGATCAGGAATACATGAAGAGGTGGTTAAACGATAGTGAAAATCGCCACTTCCGTACAAGGCCCGGCAAGGTATGAAGCACAACTACATCGCGGTCTGCACGCCAGCGCGTGACATGGTGCATACCATGTTCACTTACGATCTGGTCAACATGGTGTGTTTTCACACACTGAACACGAACGACGCTGTATCGCTCAAGATCAGCGAGGGCACATTGATCGCCAACCAGCGCGCCGAGCTGACGCTGGACGCAATGCGAGAGGGATGCTCGCACATCCTCTTCATCGACTCCGATATGCGTTTCCCGCAGGACATGATCTCGCGGCTATTGGCGCATGATCTGGACATCGTGGCGACCAATTGCGCCCGCAGGCGTATGCCCACTGGGCCTACGGCTCAGGTCTATAAGCCAGACGGAGAGCGCGAGCTGGTCTGGACGATGCCAGATGACACCGGCCTGAAGGAGGTTCACTCTGTCGGCATGGGCGTCATGATGATTAAGGCAAATGTCTTCAAGGCATTATCAGAGCCTTGGTATGAGACGCCTTGGCGGCACGATAAGCGCGGCTACATCGGTGAAGATGTGTTCTTCTGTAGAAAAGCACGCGATGCTGGATTTAAAATCTGGATAGACCAAGATGTGTCAAAAGAGATCGGGCACATCGGGATGTTTGAATTCAAGCATGACCATACCTGGGTCATAAAGGACCTGGAGAAGGAAAAGGCGACCTGATGGCTTTGACGACCTACAACGAGCTGAAAACCTCGGTCGCTGACTGGCTGAACAGGACCGACCTGACGGCGGTCGTGCCCGACTTTATCTCGCTGGCCGAGGCGCAGATTGAGAGGACGCTGCGCACTCGCCAGATGATTGTGCGCGCCACGGCCTCGATTGACACCGAATACAGCGCGGTTCCTGCTGACTTCCTCGAGACTAAATCAATCAAGCTGAACACTAACCCTGTAACGGCTCTGGCCTTTGAGTCGATTGACGCGATGGATCAGCTCAAGGCCACGACCTACATCGCCTCGGGGAAGCCTCAGTATTTCAGCATCGTCGGCGGCCAGATCAGGGTTTTGCCGGTGCCTGATGCGACTTACACCGCCGAGCTGACCTACTATGCAAAATTGAGTAAGTTATCAAGCACCAATACAACAAACTGGCTTTTGACGCAGGCGCCGGATGTGTACCTTTACGGATCGCTGATGCAGGCGGCTCCTTACCTCAAGGAGGATGAGCGCATTACGGTCTGGGCCAGCATTTATGCAAGAGGGCTTGAGGAATTGCAGATTGCAGATGATCGCGGCGCGACGTCTGGCGGGGCCATAATGATGCGTGCCAGGACTTTCGGATAAAGGAGTGCAATAAATGTCATCGTTCACCGACTACACCGAGAACCTGGTTCTCAATTGGCTGCTGACCACGAACAGCGCCACCCGACCGACCGCTTGGTATGTGGGTCTTTTCACTTCTGCCCCGAGCGACACTGGCGGCGGCACCGAGGTCAGCGGCAATGGTTATGCACGCGCTTCGACCGGCACGATCAGCGTCTCCGGCACCTCGCCCACGACCGCAACGAATGCCGCTGCAATTGAGTTTGCTGCCGCTTCTGGCGGCAACTGGGGCACGATTGGCTGGGCGGCGATCTTCGATGCGTCGACCGGCGGCAATATGCTGGCCTGGGCAGCCTTGACGACATCGCGGACGATCAACGATGGCGACGTTCTGCGCATCCCGGCTGGCGATCTTGATGTGACGCTGACTTAATCATGGCTGCATACGGCGGCGGCCCATATGGGCAGGGTAATTATTCCTACGGGATTACCCTCGCCGCTGTAACTGTCTCGGCATCCTCAACGACGGCGATCTCTGCCGTTCGCTATGTTTTTGGCGCCTTTACGAGCGCCTCATCATCAACTGCTGCAGTCGCGGCAAACGTTGTTAAAAATGCGTCGTTTAGCGTTTCTGCGTCGTCTTCTGTTTCTGTAAATGCACAACGTGTCTCAGATGGCGCATTTACATCGGCGGCTGAGTCCTCTGCCAGCGTCAGCGCCCTGCGGTATGCGATAGGCGCTGCCACCTCTGCAAGCACTTCGTCCGTTAGTGTTGCTGCCCTGCGGTACGCGATAGGCTCATTTGCATCGCCTGGCGTCAGCGCCATGACGGTCAATGCAGTGCGTGTGCCGATGATTGAGATCCTTATTCAGGATTTTGGCACGATGACGGTCAGCACAAGTGTTGTCGTCAATCAAGCTGTCACGATCAATGCTCAGTCCAGCATGGCAGCTAATGCTGTCGCGGTGCGCCAGCCTCAAATTCTGATCGCAGAAACATCTGGCATGAGCATAGCTGGTGTCCTAAAATGGGCAACAGAATCCGACACGCCGGAAACATGGTCAAGCATCCCAGATCAATCAGAGATCTGGACTGCGGTTTCTGATGCATCGACGAGCTGGGCTCCGCAGAGCGACACGCCCGAGCCCTGGACTCCGATTTCCGAAAACTCCGAAACCTGGCAAATTGCCGCATGAGGTGAAAGATGGCCGATACCACGACAACTAACCTGCTGCTGACCAAGCCCGAGGTCGGCGCTTCTACCGACACTTGGGGCACCAAGCTCAATACCGACCTAGACAGCATCGATGCTGTGTTTGCTGGTGCTGGCACTGGAACGAGCGTCGGCCTGAACATCGGAAGCGGAAAGAAGCTAAAGATTGTTGGCGACGTCATTGATACAAATGGCAATGAGCTTCTTAAAGTCAGTGCAACGGCATCGGCTGTCAATGAGTTGACGGTTACGAATGCTGCGACAGGTAGTGCGCCAAGATTATCAGCCTCTGGAGACGACACAAATATTGCTGTGAGACTTGCCGGTAAGGGGACCGGAGATGTTGTAGCTCAAGTCAATGGCTCGGATGTGTGGAGCGCATCAAGCTCATTTGGCTTCAAAAACCGCATCATCAACGGCGGTATGGTGATCGACCAGAGGAATGCTGGGGCGAGTGGAACCGCACTTGCATACACTGTTGATCGTTGGGGGTATAACGCCACACAAGCCACAAAAGCAACTTGGCAACAAAACGCTGGTTCAGTAACGCCCCCAGCAGGATTTACAAACTATCTAGGCATTACGTCTTCTTCCGCTTATTCTGTTTTGACGGGGGACACGTTTTATCTAAGCCAAGCAATTGAAGGTTTTAATGTTGCTGATCTTTCTTGGGGATCGGCATCAGCGGCAACAGTCACGTTATCTTTCTGGGTTCGTTCTAGCCTGACAGGGACATTTGGTGGTGCTCTTGTAAACAGCGCTGGCAACCGCTCTTACCCGTTTAGCTACACCATCAGCGCTGCAAACACTTGGGAATACAAGACGATCACAATCTCTGGTGACACTACTGGAACATGGCTAACAAATAATGGTGTTGGCATTACTCTGCGCCTCGGTCTTGGTTCAGGCTCAACTTACACCGGTACTGCTGGTGCATGGGCGGCGTCAAACTTAGTTCAATCAACTGGCTCTGTCTCCATCGTCGGCACCAACGGCGCCACCTTCTACATCACAGGAGTACAACTAGAGCGCGGCAGCACAGCAACGAGCTTTGATTTCAGACCGTATGGGACTGAGTTGATGCTGTGTCAGAGGTATTATGCGTTGGTTAGGTCTGGTGCTAGTGGTGTAACACAATCTTCGGCAGCAATTACTGTTGGCTGGAAAAATCCAGTAGAAATGAGGGCGTCGCCAACAATTGCTTTGTATTCAACAACACTTGTAATACGCCAAGATGGGGCTGCTTCGTTTACGTCGTCTGGTTCAACAATGACAGACTATTCAGCAGACACGTTTGGCGGATGGGCTGTTGTTAATGGTTTTACAGGTTTGACAACAACACGGTCAGCAATAACTTTTCCAACAACGGCGGCTTTTACACTTGGCGCGGAGTTATAAATGTATAAATTGCACAAAGACCTTTTTGTAGTGACGAGAATTGTAGATGGTGCTGGCATACCCTTCGACCCCGCGAACACGGATTATCAGGCTTACCTGAAGTGGCTCTCCGAGGGCAACCAACCTCTCCCAGCAGATGAGGAGTAATCATGGAACCCGGCGAAATCGATCCCGTAAAGTATGGCGCCATGTGGCAGCGCGTCCAGGACTACGAGCGCCGGTTTGAGGTCATCGACAAGAAGCTAGACAAGATGGAGGGCCAGATAGAGGAGCTTCTGGCCTTAGCAAATAAGGGTAAAGGCGGCTTCTGGATGGGGATGACGATTGCCAGCAGCGTGGGGGCTGCAGTGGCGTGGATAGCGGGGCATTTCAAGGGGGGGTGAAATGATTGATCCAGTTACCGCATTGGCGGCCATATCGTCGGCGGTTGAGCTGGTCAAGAAGGTGGCCGCGACTGTTGATGATGTGACATCGCTCGGCCCGGTCTTAGGGAAGTATTTCGACGCCAAGGCTGATGCGATTGAGGTGGTGCAGAAGTCGCAGCAAGGCGAATTTAAGGGTTCGGCACTTGGCAAGGCAATTGAGCTCGAGATGGCGATTGAGCAGGCCCGCCAGTTCGAGGAGCAGATAAAGATGCTCTTCTTCCAGGCTAATAAGATGGACGTCTGGATGCGGATCTCGGCCCGCGCTAAGAGGATTGAGGCTGATGCAGCGCACGCTGCTAGGCGCAAGAAGGAAGCAGAGAAGAAGAGGCAGGAGCAGATGGAAGAGCTAATCGCTGTGATCTCTGGCGTCTTCGTGCTTCTTATCACTATCGCCGCGACTGTTTTTGTAATCATGCAAGCAATGGAGCAAAAGTAATGCTTTCTCTTATCTCTACACTTGGCGGTCTACTCATCTCTGGTCTGCCTAAGCTGCTGGAATACTTCCAGAACAAGTCAGATCAGAAGCATGAGCTTGCACTTGCGCGGCTGCAGACTGAGCGTGAGCTGCAACTGGCGGCGCAAGGCTTCGCGGCACAAGCCCGTATTGAAGAAATACGCACAGAGCAAGTGGCGATGCAGACTGATGCAGAGAAGGTGACGGCTGCGTTAGATCACGATAAAGAAATCGTCCGTAACTCCAGCAAGTGGGTGGTCAACTATATCGGCACTGTGCGGCCAACCATCACATATATTTTTGTCATTGAACTAGTTTGCATTAACGCATTCATGTGCTACTACTTATATTCACACCCTGGCTTGATTGCAGGTATTGATGACGTACTGAAGTATGCAGACATTGTTTTCAGCGAAGACGAGATGGCACTGCTGTCTGGGATCATTGCGTACTGGATGGGTAGCCGTAGCTGGAGCAAGAAATGATCGGGGTCTATGCCGTAGTCAACAAGGCTACACATCGGGCCTATGTTGGCAGTTCAGCCAACTTAAGTAAGCGACTTATCGCACACAAGAGTGCCATCAAGACCCAAAAGTTTCTGCACTATCAAGGTTATGCTAAAGATGTCATCAAATTTGGCTTCAATTCGTTTGATTTTAGAGTGCTCAAAGAAACAAAAACAATTGATGAGGCACGAGAGTTAGAAGAGGCTTTCTTGGAAATTTTCTTGACTGACCTTTACAACGTGTCTCCTAGTTGGAAAGGCGGCTCCGGTGCAAGTAGGACTAACGTCCAACCCTACATAGAAGGTGCCGCAAAAAGACTTGCGACACCAGGCTACAGGCAAAAACTTAGCGACGCTTGTAAAGGCAAAAGACAGATTGTTGAGTGCCCTCACTGCGCCAAATCTGGTGGTGGAGGTAATATGAGGCGTTATCACTTTGATAACTGCAAGGTGAAGAAGTGAAGCTATCAAAGGCTGGCGCCGATCTGATGCATCGCTTTGAAGGATGCAGGAATCGGCCTTACCTTTGCCCGGCTCACATCTGGACGATTGGCTACGGCCATGTTCTGTATCAATATCAGATTAGGCTGCCGATGGTGGCAACTGATGGAAAGATTGCCAGGAAAGATTACCCACTGAAGGCAGAAGATGCGAGAGTCTGGAGCAAACAAGAAATCGAAGAACTATTCGCGGCTGACGTCGCGTCTTTTGAACGCGGTGTTTTACGACTTGTTCCCACTGTTATTGGCCGTCAAGGCAGCTTTGACGCTCTGGTCAGTATTAGCTACAACTTCGGTCTAGGAAACCTTCAGCGCAGCACGATCCGCATGAAGGCTAATCGCCGCGACTGGAAAGGTGCTGCAGAGGCTTTTATGCAGTGGACGAAGGGAGGCGGCAGAGAACTTCCTGGCTTGGTGCGCCGCCGCAAGGCTGAGATCGAATTATTCTTGAGCGACGATAAAGATGGCGACGAATCTTAACCAGCAGCTTCAATCGCCTCCGGCGCCTGACATTGGTTCAGCACCGGCGCTGTATGACCGCACCTATGTCGATCAAAGCAACGGCGCAATGCGCACGTTCTTTATCCGTCTGGTCAATGCTGTTTCGACGCTATTCGGGCCGCGTGGCGGCAAGTACCTGAATATTCCTTCAGGCGCCTTTCAGGACTCTACGGATCAGACAGACGGCTCGACCGCTGTGGCGTACTACTTCAGATACAACACAACGGACTACAGCAACGGCGTAAGCGTAGCTTCTCGCACCGCGTCCTTCACGGGTTCAATCACCACTACGACCTTGACGGTATCGGCGATCTCGGCAGGTGCGATTTACCCGTCAATGCAGATCAGCGGAACTGGCGTCACGGCTGGCACCAGGATCGTCGCGCAGCTTACAGGAACGACCGGCGGGACAGGTACATACACTGTATCTACATCGCAGACCGTGACCTCGACCGCAATGACCGGGGATCTGCCATCGAAGATCAGCGTGTCTCAGGCTGGGCTGTACAACGTGCAGTTTAGTGCGCAGTTCATCAACACGACGAACGATGTGCAGGAGATCTCTATCTGGTTCCGTGTAAATGGAACTGATGTGCCAAACTCAAACAGCGAGTTTGGCATTAAGCAGCGCAAGTCCACCGGCACCGCCAGCCGCCTGATCGCGGCTATGAACTTTGTTCTTGAGCTCGCGGAGAATGACTACTTTGAGATTATGTGGCGCGTCTCAGACTCTGGCGTCTCGATTGAGCAGTTCCCCGCATTCACGGCCAGCGGGACGACTCCCGCAATCCCTGCTACTCCGTCGATAATTGTGACCGTGACCTTCGTCTCTAACCGTACAGCGTGAAATCATGGCCTACATCCCACTAAAGATCCCGCCTGGCGTCTACCGTAACGGCACAGAGTATCAGTCTGCTGGCCGTTACTACGATTCGTCTTTAGTCCGCTGGTTCGAGGGGACGATGCGCCCTGTCGGCGGGTGGCGTAAACGCAGCACCTCGCAGATGACCGGAGCGTGTAGAGGGTTCATCAACTGGCGGGACAACAGTGGCAATCGCTGGATCGGAGCTGGAACGCATTCCAAACTCTACGCCATGAACGAGAGTGGTGTTCTGAAGGACATCACTCCTTCAGGCTTTACGCCTGGCAGCGCCGATGCGGTAGCGAAGATCGGCTATGGTTATGGACCTTACGGCTCATACGCCTACGGAGTGGCGCGGCCTGATACCGGAACTTTCTCACCAGCAACGACATGGAGCCTGGACACCTGGGGCGAGTATCTGGTTGGCTGCTCCAGCAGTGACGGCAAACTCTACGAGTGGCAGCTTGGGTTTGCAGGCCCCACTCTGGCCGCTGCGATTGCGAACGCTCCGACCAGCAATGAGGCTATTCTGGTCACCGCCGAGAGGTTCGTGTTCGCTCTAGGCGCGGGGGGCAACCCGCGCAAGGTGCAGTGGTGCGACCAGGAGAACAATACAGTCTGGACGCCTGCCGCGACGAATCAGGCTGGCGACTTTGAGCTGGCGACTGTAGGCGACATCAAATGCGGCAAGCGCGTGCGCGGTTTGTCGCTTATCTTCACCGATGTGGACGTTCACACCGCGACCTATATCGGGCTGCCTTATGTGTACAGCTTTGAGAAGGTCGGCTCTGCCTGCGGCGTGATTTCATCGCAATCCGTGGCAGCCATCGAGACGGCTGCGATCTGGATGTCGCGCTCCGGCTTCTGGATATATGACGGATATGTCAAGCCGCTGCCCTGCGATGTTGCTGACTTCGTGTTTCAGGATCTGAACATGGGGCAGGCAAGCAAGATCTACGCTGTTAATAACTCAAAGTATGGCGAGATCTGGTGGTTCTATCCTTCAAGCCAAGCTACTGAGAACGATTCTTATGTGGTGTACAACTACCGAGAAGGGCATTGGGCCATTGGCGATCTGGCGCGGACCGCTGGCACAGACAGAGGGGTTTTCACTAATCCGCTGATGGTTTCAAGCGACGGCTACGTTTACGAGCACGAGGTCGGCTATGCCTACGACTCGGCAACGCCTTTCGCTGAATCTGGCCCGATTGAGCTTGGCAACGGGGATCGCACCATGACGGTTCTGGAGCTGGTGCCGGACGAGCAGACGCTTGGCGAGGTGACTGTCTCCTTCAAGGTCAAGAATTACCCGACGGACACCGAAACGACGTTCGGGCCGTACACCGCGAGTCAGCCGACGGATGTGCGTTTTTCTGGCCGCCAGGTGAAGGTGAGATACACCGGTGCGGTGCTTGAGGATTGGCGCGTCGGCGTGCCTCGGATGGAGGCCGTCGCGGCAGGGAAACGCTAATGGATGCTGAGTTTGATCGGTGTTCTAAATGGCTGGAGGCAGCATTAGAATACTCTGGAGGCACACACACGATAGAGGATATTGCGGCAGGAGTGAGGGATGGCAGATTTCAGTTCTGGCCTTCGCAAAACGCCGCAGCGATCACCGAGATCATTGTCTACCCGCGACTGAAAGCTCTTAACTGGTTTTTGGCTGGCGGCGACCTAGATGACCTCAAAGTCATGCGACCTTACGTCGAGCTTTGGGCGAAGCAGCAAGGTTGCAGCAGGTCAACTTTCTCAGGCCGTAGAGGATGGGAAAGAACCTTCTTAAAGGATGAAGGCTATAAACCGCAGTGGTTTGTAGTGAGCAAGGAGCTTTAAAAGTGGCAACCCGTCTACCTTACTACGTCAGCGAAGGCGACATTTACAGCAGGATCATGGGCCAGCAGGCTATGCCGCAGGGCCTTCTTAATCCTTATGCTGGGTTTACTGGCGGCTACGATCCTGGTCTTTATCAGCGCATGAGAGATGAGGCCGCAAGACTCAATGCGGCTTACATCGTTCCTGGCCTGCTTGATCTTGGTGGTGGCGGCATGGGAGATCAAGGTTCAATGGGTGCTACTGATTACGGACTCGGACTGATCGGGATGGGGCAGTCTCTTTCCGGTTATGGTCTGACCGGACTCGGCGATGCAATCGGCAATATCGGCATCGGCCAGCTTGGTGCGGCAGAGGCAGACGCAGCCGCGCAGGCCGCTACTGCTCAATCTATGGATGCGGTCGCGGCAGATGCTGCAGCCGCCGCTGCTGCCGCAGCCGCTGCCGCTGATATTGCGGCGATGGGCGATGTTGGCATGGGTAGCGCAGATGCGTCAGGTGGCCTTGCTGCTGCAGATGGTGTTGGCGCTTCTGGTTTTGGCGACGTTGGTGGATTCGGTAGCGGAGACGCTGGCGGCGGTGATGGAGGTGGCGGTGGTGGCGGCGGCGGTAAAGTGATCTGCAAAAAGCTCTATGAGATGGGGCGTATGCAGGAAGACATTTACGAGGCAGATCAAGCCTTCGGCGCTCTGCTGATACAGCAAAGCCCGCAAACGTATGCCGGATACATCTGCTGGGCTAAGTACGTCGTTGAATGGATGGGCCGCGACGACATCATCGGCAAGACCGTGACGGCCATCGTGAGATGCCTTGCAAAGCCTTGGTCCATTGCAATGGCCGAGGAAATGGGTCTAAAGGTTAAGAGCAACTGGTTCGGCAGGTTCCTGCTAAAACGTGGGTTGCAAGTTTGCGATTTCATCGGCAAGATGAATCAAGATAGGAGTGTTCAAAATGTCTAGTGGCGGCGGTACTCAAACAGTTACGCAGCAGGTCGATCCTGCAATCAAAGAAACCTATCTGCAAGATATTGCGCAGCGGCGCCAAGTCGCGGCAGCGACGCCTGTTCAGCAGTTTGCTGGATTTACTCCTCTTTACGAGGCCGGAGAGAGGCAGCTCACTAATCTAGGGTTGACTCCGTTCTCGCCTGAAGAAATCACTACTTTTCAGAATCCATACGAGCAGGCAGTCGTGCAGCAGACAATGCGCGACATTGAAGAGCAGCGCCAGATG